ATTTGCTTTAGAAGATCTTTGTAAATACTGGGACAGATTTGATCCTAATAAATCAGACAATCCATTTGCATACTTCACACAGATAGCAAAGAACGGATTTGCAAAAGGTTGGAAGAAAATACATCCACCAAATTCACCAAAAACAATTCCTTTTAGTTACATTACAGGCGACGACAATACATACAATGTGTGATGTCAATCAAGAAAGTAAAACCTAGCGGTGGATTCATCTCTGGCCAATTTTCGCCAAAGAATCCTAATAAATACATCGGCGACGTAAATAATATTATTTGCAGGAGCTCATGGGAAACTAGATTCTGCAATTTCTGTGATACGAATGATAAGATAATAAAATGGAGTTCCGAACCAATTGGTATTCCATATTATTCTAAACTGGATCAAAAGATCCATACATATTATGTCGATTTTTATATTAAAGTTGAAAAACATGATGGACAGGTGGATGAAATGATTCTTGAGGTAAAACCGCAAAAACAAACGATAAAACCCGTCCTTGAATCAACCCGCACTACTGCAAAATCGCTAAAAGCTCATAACGATAGAATGAGAACCTGGATAGTTAATATGTGTAAATTCCAGGCAGCTAAAGATTGGGCTGAAAAAAGGGGATTCCAATTTAAGGTAGTTGATGAAAAATTCCTTTTTCAGAATAGATGAGTTCATTTGACGATTCAGCACAGAAATACCGGAATAGTTTTAAAACACTGCAGGAGTGTTTTTCTGCAACCAATAACTCATTTAACCTGAGCTATTTTGAATCCGGTGCTGATTCTTTTTGGCCCAATTTAAAAATAGGATCAATCTATTCATTTGAGTACAAGCCTAAATTTGATCCTAAATTCGATGGAGATTTTATAGACAGAAGGCCTTTATTGATACTTTTACCAATACCATCAAATTCCCCACGCAATACAATCTTTGGTATAGATCTAAATCTTGTACCCTTTTCGGAGAGAGCAAATATACTTAGCACATATTCTAAAGTCTTGGGATATGATATGAAGGACGACAAAGCAAATACTGAATCTATCGAATCAACTTCATCTAAACTCTCTTATAATTCTGCAAAAAGAATATTCGACGGAAGCGGATTTGAATCGGCCTATTATGGTTTTAAAGTCCAATACATACCAGGATTTAAATTTATTAGCCCTGATGATTGGATTAAGATACCATATTTAAACCTCTCCAGGATTGAAGGGTCCACTTTAAATTTGATATATAGTAACTATGGACGAAAGAAATAAATCATTTACGTCTACAATTTAAGTTAAAACTATAATGGCAGGTTTCGTTGATGATTCAAAACAAGCACCGATCATACAAAGGATTAGGGATAGCGTAAAAAGCTTATCCTCTTTTGGTATGAGGTATAACGATCTGGTGATTAAAAATTCCCAGGCGATCGGAGCAACAGAAGCGATATTCTTGAAAAAGAATCCAATCGAAGACGAGACAACTCTTTACGCTCTGGCAAAACAAGATACACAGACAAAACAATACATCTCGTATTTTGATAAGGATTATAGGGGTAAAAGAGAATTTCTCAGAAAATTTGCTTTAAATTCAGAGATAGATTATCTATTGGATCTTGTTGCTGATGAAGCAATTACCTACGATTCTAAACACTTCTTTGCATATCCATCTTTCCTTAATTTTACTGATTCTAAAAAGCAATTGTTGGATGACATCAATACCACATACAATAAGCTGTATGATGTATGGGGTTTCAATGACGATATAAGTGCTTGGCAATTATTTAGGCAGTTTCTGGTTGAAGGATTTCTAGCATTTGAGATGATCTATGACGATAAGGGAAAGGAAATAATAGGTTTTAAGGAATTAGATCCGACAACACTGCAGCCTAGCGTAGAAAAGCAATTGGATGGGACCTTTTTAAACATTTGGGTTCAGTATCCGGATGATGATAAGAAAAGAAGGGTACTTTACGATTCGCAGATCATCTATATTTCTTATGCTAAAGGAAACTCGGTTTCTAGAATAAGCTACGTTGAGAGATTAATTAGACCCTATAACGTATTAAGAATAATGGAATATACCAGAATTATCTGGTCTGTTATGAATGCATCTTTCAGATTAAAGATGACCGTACCAATTGGTTCTAAATCTCCGCAAAAAGCAATGCAGACATTAGGAGAACTAATGTCTATCTATAAGGAGGATATCAGATTTGATAATGACTCAGGCGAGCTATTTGTTGATGGAAGACCTAAAATACAGTTTTACAAGAACTATATGATGCCTTCTGGTACAAACGGGACACCAACCATTGAACCAGTAAACATTTCGGGACCTAATCTAAGTGACACAACACCATTACAATATTTCTGGGAAAAATTCATAGAAGAATCCAAAGTTCCAGTTTCGAGATTTAGCGGTCCAGATTTTACACCGCAAGGAGCCTATGTAAACGGAGCGGAAGGACTAGATAAGGACGAGATCAGATTTGGTAAGTTCATTAATCGATTAAGATCTAATTTCCAGGATATGATGGTTAAGCCCCTCTGGATTCAACTGTGCGAAAAATACCCGGCTTTAAAGAAAGACTTTGCTTTTAAAAGTCAGCTCGGTATAAGCTACGTAACGGAGAATCCATTTAGACTGAACCAGGAGATAGAAGTAATAACTAAGAAAAAAGATGGGGTTGTTGCAATGGCTAGTCTATTAGATGATTTTGAAAGACCCTACTTCTCTCTTGATTTCCTAGTGAAGAATATGCTTGGTCTATCTGAGGATGATCTAAAAGAAAATAGAAGTACCAAGGAAAAAATAGCTAAGGAAAAAGCTAAGTTAGAAAAAGAGGGAGCAGAAACAACAGCTGCACAAGCAGCAGCCGCTCCAGCTGCAGAACCAGCAACACCAACTGAAACAGCACCAGAATAATGGCAGGATTTGTAGATCAAAACACAGGAAGAGGTGGCGTATTCAATAGAATATACCAAACATTGACACGGGTTGCAAAACTCGGGATGGCATATGATGACATGGTCATTAACAACTCTCAAGCTATCGGAAGAGTAGAATCACAATTCTATAATCAGGAAGATACCGGATTTACCGACAATGAAGCATTCAGATGGACGGTTGGATATCAGGATATCAAGACAAGAAAGTATATTGCTTATTTCGATAAGGATTATGGAAGTAAGGTAGATTTTCTTAGAAAATTCTCACTTAACGGAGAGATAGAATTTATACTCGATACTATATGCGATGAAGCTATAGTTTCTGATGATAGAAATTTCATTGCATATCCAACGTTACAAGGTGTAGCCATGAAGGAAAAGGTGCTTAATTCGATTAGCGACAATTTCAAAAAAATATACATGCTTCTAGGGTTTCAGAATGGTATCACAGCATGGCAATATTTTAGACAATTTATGGTTGAAGGATTCCTTGCTTTTGAGATTGTTTATGACGATAAAGCTAAAAATATAGTTGGATTTAAAGAGCTAGATCCGACCTCATTAGAGCCACAAACCCAAAAGAATGCTGATGGGTCATTCCAGCAACACTGGGTTCAGTATCCTAATGATAACAATATGAGAAGAGTACTTACCAACGAGCAGGTTATCTACATATCCTATGCTAAAGGTAATACAATCTCCAGGGTTTCCTATGTTGAAAAATTAATACGCTCATATAATATTTTGCGTATAATGGAGAATACCAGAATTATCTGGAACGTAATGAATGCATCATACCGTTTGAAGTTCATTATCCCGGTTGGTAACCAATCCCCGCAAAAGGCTTTAAATACGCTTGGTCAATTAATGTCCAATTATAAAGAGGAAATCGAGATAGATGATAACTCAGGGGAAATGACAATCAATGGAAGACCTAAGATTCAGTTCTATAAGAATTATCTTTTCCCTGATAAGAATGGACAAACCCCACAGATTGATTCTTTGAATCCAAGTGGTCCTGATTTTAATGTAATGGAAAGCGTTACCTACTTCTATAATAGACTTAAGATGGATTCTAAAATACCTTATGCAAGATTTGCATTTAGAGGTGCACCAGCATCTAATTATAGCGTGGGTATAGATCAGTTAGAAAGAGACGAGATTAGATATGAAAAATTCCTATCTAGAAATAGAGCTACGTTTCAAGAAATAATGATGAAGCCCTTGTACATTCAGATGATATTGGATTACCCTGAATTGGCGAAGGATAGGCAGTTTAAATCTAATTTGGGTATAACTTTCAATAAGGAAAATCAATTCCAGGATTTTGTTAAATTAGCTAACCTCACCAAAAGGATTACCTTTATTAATGGTATGTCTGAATTGAAGCAGAAGGTTGGGGAGGAAGAGCAATCTTACTTCAGTAAGGATTTCTTGGTTAGAAGATACCTTGGTTTATCCCCGGACGAGTATAAGCAGAATAATGATTACCTCAAGGCCGAAAAGATAGTAGCTGAGGAAGAAGCTAAGAAGAAAGCAAAAGCTGAAAAAGCTGGAGAATCACCAGAATAGATTTAGTATTCTATCCTTTTTTCAAAACGCGTTAATTGATTATTTTTACATGATAAAAATATGAAACGCGAATTACAATTATTTCTCGACCTAGAATCTCTAACGGGAGAAGGATCAGTTAAAGGTAAGCAGATTCTTATTTCTGCTAATTGCAGTGAAAAGCTGGAGTACTTTCTGGATGTTTGCTACAATCCATTTGTTACAACTAAATTGAACAAGTTGGAATTTTCCGAAATCTCAGAAGAAAAAAATCTAGATTGGTCTGACCTTGTAGAACTTGTTGAAACCTTAAAATCAGCACCTGCAGCTAACGACTCTTTAAGAGAAAGAGCGGAGTCTTTCATTAATATGAAAATGGATGAGGATCCTGATACGGATAGACAGATCAGACAAATGCTTATGAAAGTCCTAACCAAAAGAATGAATATTGGTATAGGTGCTAAGACAATCAATAAAGCAATGGGAAAGGAACTAATCCCAGATCCTTCACTGATGTTGGCAACTGATAATGAGTCCGAAATCAGTGACTGGTCTGACATATACTGTGAAGAGAAGTACGACGGAGTTAGAGTTATTGCTCTAGTTAAAAATAGCGGTAACGACGTTACCTTCTTCACAAGAGCATTTAATGAACTTGATCCAAAATGCCTTTCGAAAATATCTTCTGAGATTAAGAAGGTTTTTACTAATTCCGGTTTGCTTGGTGAATGGTTTTTCGATGGAGAGCTCACCGATTTAGATAGAAAATCAGTTTCCGGTAAGGTTAATCAGATATTGAAGGGTACTGCAAAGTCAGACATCGACAGTAGCTTTCTTTTTAATATCTTCGATCTAGAAGAAGCCGATACCTTAGTAAAGGGGAAGGGAACCATAACGTACTCAATTAGAAGAGACACACTGGAAGGGGTTTTATCTGAATGCGACGAAAATTCGTCTCTTAGACTTGGAACAATGTATAAGGTTACAACCAAAGAAGAGATATTGGCGATGTACAAAAGAATAGTAGATGAAGGCGGCGAGGGAGTAATAGTTAAAAATGATCACCTTTATGAGTGCCGCAGAAGCAAAAATTGGGTAAAGATAAAGGAGGTCAACGAATGTGACCTTAAAATAACCGGCTGGTATCCTGGGGAAGGCAAAAGAGAGGGATTCATAGGTGGATTTATTTGTACCGATTATTCAGAAACATTGCATGTTAAAGTAGGATCGGGATTTACGGATCACGATCTTGCAGAGCTTAGCACTGATCCTGATTCATTAAAGGGCAGAATAATAGCAGTAAACTATAATGTTACCATCACGGATAAATTTGGTAATAGAAGTTTATTCTTGCCTAGATTTATCGAATTAAGACACGATAAGTCGGAAGCAGATGATATGAATATTCTTTTTAAATGAAATTAAACAGCTTTTTTATCCTATAATATAAGATATGGTTCAAGAATTATTAACAGAAAAATTAAGACCTAAAGAGTTAAGACACATGATCCTGCCTGAAAGGATTAGAAACCAATTTTCTTCAGGAGTGCAGCAGAATGTTTTGTTGACTGGATCACCGGGATGCGGCAAAACTTCTACCGCAAAAATCCTTTCTAAGGATCACCCCACAATGTTCATAAACGTATCTGATGAATCATCTGTTGATACGGTTAGAGACAAGATTAATGATTTCTGCATGATGGCTTCTATCATCGGAGGGAAAAATGCTATTAAGATAGTTGTGCTGGACGAGTTTGATGGTGCATCAGACCAATTCTATAAAGCACTTAGAGGCACCATAGAAAAATTTGCACACACAACAAGATTCATTGCAACTTGCAACTGGATAAATAAAGTCCCCGAAGCAATCCAATCCAGATTTGAAGTGATCAGTTTTGATCCTATCAATACACAGGAGGAAGAATACATGAAGGACGAATGGAAGAAAAGAATCAATCTCATTCTCAATAAACTTGGTATTTCTATTGATGAGCCAAGTTTAGAGGAATTTGCAAGACTATACTTCCCAGACTTAAGATCTGCACTTAATAAAATACAGAGTTTACAAATATCTGGAATAACGGTACTAGATCTTGAAAAAATTAAAGATTCCGGTTGGTCGTACATAGATCTTTACGAAATGCTAGCAACATCACACGATCCTGTTAAAAATTATCAATATGTTGTTGGCAACTTTTCAACGAAGGTTGATGATGTTATGAGCGCTATCGGAAGTGAATTTATAGATTGGCTAATTAAGAAACACCCAGATAAAGCTAAATTCGTACCTGCAATTATAGTTGAAACAGCAAACCACCAGGCGCAAAGGAGCCAGGTAATCGATCCTGTTGTAAGTCTTCTTTCACTTATTTTTAGCATCCAAAAATTATTCGTATAAAAATGCAATTACTACCAGTTACATTAACCAAAAACGGCTATTACTACAAGCAGATAAAAAAAGGAAACAAATCCGCTATCTACGAACAAACTTGCGATGAATCACCAAGCCCCATTTCATATGAGGTTTTTAGAATTAAGATCGATAAGGAAAAAGTAGTATTTGGCCAACTTTTACCCGAGAAAGAGATATTTCCAGGTAATGAGGATTTTGGTAAATGGGCTTGGACCTTTCACAATCTAGAGCAAGCATTGCTGAGATTTGAATTATTAGAGAATGAGGTTATCACGGACACTATAGAGGATGAGATATCCGTAGATCCTGATGAAGAGGAGGATATAGAGGATAATGGTTGATCACATAGTACTGGGGGTTGAATCTAGTATCAAAAGAATAATACTGGTAGGTAAGGGTGGATCTGGGAAAGATCATCTCAGGAAAATTTTGGAGAACGAGGGTCTAAATTATTGTGTCAGTCACACTACAAGACCAATAAGGGAAGGTGAACAGGAAGGAAAGGACTATTTCTTCGTTTCCGGACCCATTTTTTTGGGAATGATAGAAGATGGTTACCTATACGAAAATGTTATATTCAACACCTGGTATTATGGAATATCCAGGGAGCAATTTAAAAAAGGGGACCTTTTAATTATGACACCAAATGGTGTTTCCGCATTAACCAAGGGAGATAGAAAAAGCTCGGTTGTTATTTATATAGACATAGATGAGGATACCAGGAGACAAAGAATGTCTATTAGAAGAGATTCAGATCAGACCGAAAGAAGGTTAAAGGCGGATTTTTTAGATTTCGAAAACTTCACGGACTTTGATCTAAGGATTACAGACCCATCATTTACAATAGAGACTTTTTACTCTCTTTTAAAATCAAAATAAAATATGATAAACTTATTATTTGATTCAAATTATTTATTTCATAAAACGCTTGGAGTTTTCGCAGGGTACGGAAGCGTAGATCCATCTGAGATATTTTCGACCCTGGATGAAAGAGCAGCTTTTATTAGGAAAGTCAGTATGGACCTATGCGCATCTTTAAAATCTTTGCCATCTGGTGGAAAGGTAGTTATGTGTGTTGATAGCAGATCATGGAGAAAGGATATTGAGATAGTCGGAGGCGGCTATAAAAGTAACAGGGTCAAGGACGAAACCGTAGATTGGTCAATCTTTTACCAAATGATGACTTCTTTTGCTGAGCATCTCGAGAAAATTGGTTTTGTATTTTCTAAGGTAAATGGAGCGGAGGGAGATGATCTTCTTTATTTCTGGGCAAGACATTTCAACACAGCGGGAGAAAATTGTATAGTTGTTTCTGCAGATAAGGATCTACATCAGCTAGTTAAAAACACTAAGAATGGATCATGGACTGCAGTATGGAATAATAATTCTAAAAATAGCGTGTTGTATGTTCCCCAGCTATGGAAAGAACAGCTAGAAAGCAAGCAAGAGGTATCTATTTTTGATATGGGTAATTCATTAGATCCGTCTAAGGAAAAACTAAAAGAGTTTGCATCTAAAGTAAAGGTAGAAGAGATTTATTCACGTGTGGTGTCAATAGAAAAGATACTAAGCGGTGATAAGGGTGATGCTGTACCTTCTGTTTGGATAATAGAGAAGAATGGTAGGAATCACGGAATAACCCCGAAGAAGGTGGAAGCAGTACTTGAATATATTAGGGAATCTAAATGGAGCGGGGTAACAACTAGAGAACTTTTAGAGGATCCTGAATTTACACATTACCTAGCTGGATATCTTCTTAGACTAATCGGAGATATAGACAGCATGGATAATAGGAATAGGCTATTGGAAAACCTGGAAAGAAATAAGAAATTAGTTTGGCTTGATAAAACGGTTTATCCCCAAGACCTCGTGTATGATATACAAACCGATATTACCAGGGGAGATTCTTTACCTAGAAAAGCAATAATATCGGACAGAATAAAATTACTCGAGGGAACCGAATGGGTAACCGAAGGATATGTACCAAAGAAATTTGACCCTTTTGGATTATAATGGAATTATTTGATATAGTAAAATTAATTACGTCTAAAAATAATAATTGGTCTAAGGTTACCAATAATGAAAAATCTAGGAATTTTTTCATGATTAATAGGATCATGAGCATAAAATTCCCGATTTGGGCGAATCAGTTTAATAAGACAAAAATAAATCCTATACCGGTTGTTAATTGGTGGCATAATTCTCTTAGCAACAATTACATAAGAAACCCTGATTGGATTTTCACAAAAACCACAAAGAAAGAAAAAGCCTTAAAAGAAGCAGTTTACGAGGATGCTGAAAAATTTGTCAGAGAAAAGATGGCTATTTCTAAAAGAGAACTTAGTGAATTGAAACAATTTTACCCTGAGAAGTACAACAAATGGATCAAAAGTATTGATCAGCAAATTAAGGTTAGAACGTAGAAGGGATAAATATTAAGCTATGGCTCATAAGTACACGCATCTGGTAAACGGGGTTATTAAGAATCTGGATTGGGATTCTATATTGCTCGTACATAAATCATTTAATAAGGGGGTTGGCTGCGAAGCAACTATAATACCTGGGATTAAGCGTAAGCCATACTCAGAAGACCTAACTGTAAAAGATATAAAACAGGAACTGAAAGCAGTTCTTAATTTTGTTATTGAAAGAGGTAGTGGTGAATTAAACTATGGACTTTGGCTTATCAATTGGTATAATGCAGACGAGGAGGAGTTTATGGACATGGGCGATGATGAATTCGAAGATGATGAGAGAGATCAGGAAGAACACGATGAATTCAATGACGTTGAAACTTGGTTCCCGACAAAACTACAAGTTATACTAAGCCCGCAAAGAATTTCTATTCTGGATTATTCTAGCGAAAGATTTGAGGTTGATATGAATCCGAACTTTAAGAGTTTAGATATCATGCTGGAAGAAGCAATAGGTAACGAAGACTATGAATTAGCCAATAAATTGAAGGCTGTTATCTCACATAAATCTAAGGACAAAAATCACGACGCACATAAAGATAAATAGTATGTCGTGAAACTTAGATACATTAAAACAATTAACGAATTTTTTGACCCTGGTGTTTTTGGGGATTCCCCTGGATACGGCGGGGCAAATGGTGTTTTTAGGGTTAGCTATAAACCTTTTAAGGATCTATCCGTTTCGGTTGGACCTGATCCTAATGTTCCTAGAACTATACCCGGGTGCGAATATCAAGTTGGAGACATAGTAATTGGTCAGCCAATAGATAGCAAGAAAAAGGTAGGCGGAATGGTTGTAAAGATCGACAAAGCTGCCGATGGGAAATCGTATAGATATTTTGTTATGATTCAGTCCATAGGATCGGACGAAAAGAAAGTAATGGAACTTAATCCAGTGACAGTTGTTTTTGCAGATATGGGAGACCACGGACACAAAGAGATCATGAATAAGTATAGTGTAGCTAAATTACCAGGCGGCACATATAATTCAAATACTGTTTACAATGACGTTGAACTAGGCATTGAAAGAATTGCTCCTTAAGAAACTTTATAAACGATCATATCTTAAATGATATGATGAAACCTATTGTGACCCAAATACAGCCTAGGATTGGTTGGCTAAACACAGATACAGATTCTTCCGGCTGGAATATAGAAAATCCTTCCGATCTTTTGGAAAGACTCGAATACCAAATCTATAATTCGGTTTCTAATAATATCAAGATTGTTTCTTTAAATCTTAATATTCCTGAACTGGATTCATTGCTTGAGGATCTTTTGGATTCTAAGGATGCTTTAGTTAAGCACAGAATACAAACTATTACAAATCTTATAAGCTATCACCAAATTAGATTGGTTTTTTGTTTGTTAAAGGGATATATGCTTGTTCATAGCATAGAAGCAAAGAGAGAATCCTGTGTGGATATACTGAATTCGCTTGGGATATTAATGGATATATTTTCTCCGCAACAAGGTGATATCCTGATAAGAGTTGGTAGTGCTTATGGGAATAGAAAAAATTCAATATCTCTATTTAACTCGGAAATAAGCAAAGTGAATAAATCTGCACTGGATAGACTAGCTATTGTTAACGACGAGGAACCAAGCCTTTTCTCTGTTACTGATATTCTTGCTGGCATATTTTTCCAGAACAAAATACCGGTTAGTTTTAGAACCCTCTCCCAACTAGCACACAATGGTGGACTTTCCATGAGAGAAGCTTTTATGCTTTGCTACTCTACCTGGGGCGAGGGGAGAAAGCCAATATTCATACACGCAGAACCAACTGAATTTTTACACAGCAAATATAAATCACCAATAGCAACGGTAGACGTATTAAAGCATAGAATACCAAGCTATGGAGTTGAGTTTGATGCATTGATACAAACTTCCTCTGGTGTAGAAGCATGCATCGATTATTACAGCAACTGGAGATCTCTCCCTCCTATAGTTATCCCTAAGGAAGAAAAGTAGACAATTTTTTATCACGCTTTGTTTCTTTAATCTAGCGGGATATGCCAGAATTAGCCGAACTTAAGTTAACTGCAGAATTTATAAACTCTTCATGCAGGGGCAAATTATTTTTTGATTCGTGGAAAAATCCAGCACATAAGGGGCTTATAATTTCTGGGATATATCAGATTTTAGGAACCAAAGACGATTTTTCGATCTCTGCCCAAAGCAGGGGTAAGGAGCTAAAGCTCACACTAAGATCTACAAATTCGAAGAGCATCGACCTTTTATTTACAATGGGAATGGGAGGTAATTTTCAATTTTGCACACCATCAGAAAGACCCAAACATACACACTATTCATTTATCAATAGAGATAATCTATATGAACTGGATTTTGTTGATGTGAGAAGATTTGGAAGGTGGAAGATCGGCGGATGGAATCCTGAAAGAGGACCAGATCCAACCACGGAATTTGAAGATTTTGTTAAGAATATCAAAAATAATATAGCTCATCGGGATTTTAATAAACCATTGTATGAATGGCTTATGAATCAGAAATGGGTAAATGGATTTGGTAATTACTTAAGAGCGGAACTTTGCGAAAGATTGGATACCGATCCATTCAAATCCGCTAGGTCTGTTATTATCTCTGATTATGGAGAAAAATTATTTGAGCTATGTCATCAACTGCCATGGGACGCTTATGAGCTGGGTGGTGGCCAGCTTTACACGTGGAAAAATCCAAATGATGAAAAACCTCTTAAAAAGCTAGAGTGGGACGAGTGGATGATAGCTTATAAGAATAAGAAATTTGAAAATATGCTAGATAGTAACGATAGAAGATTTTGGTTTAATCCTAAATGGAAAAAGAATGATTAATAAATCACATGCACAAAAATATCTGTTTATGGACGTAGAAACTGTAAGCGGACAGCCAGATTTTAAAACTCTTCAGGAAGAAGATCCCAAGCTTGCTTTACTTTGGGAAAAAAGACATAGATACTATTCTGGAAACTACTCAGAGTATTATGAAAGCGATCCTTCGGTAACGTATAAGGATAAAGCAGGATTAGAACCAGAATTTTGCAGGATAGTTTGCGTTAGTTTTGGAACATATCATCCGGACTATGAAGATGGAAAGAGATTAATGTCTTTGCATGGTGAGGAATCAGATATTCTGGAAAAGACTAAAAAGGTTATGCATAATTCACACGCAACGGGATATTCCCTATGTGGACATAACATAAAAGCTTTCGATGTGCCTTGCGTGGGAAAAAGGATGCTATACAATGGTATGATGCCGCCATCTATGCTTAATGTTGTTAACAAGAAACCTTGGGAGATTAATTTTGTGGATACCTCTGAATTATTTTCATTTGGTAGTTGGACTAATCAAAAATCCCTTAGCCTTGATCTATTAACTCATAGTCTGGGTATACAGTCTCCTAAATCAATTATGGACGGATCCCAGGTTAGCGAATTCTTCTATAATGGGAGAATATCTGATATTGTTACTTACTGCGAGGCTGACGTTAGAGCGGTCATGGAAGTTGTAGAGACTGTTTCAGTGTAATCTTTTTTAGATATATAGCACTCAAATAATCCAAGAGAGTGCTGTACAGATACAACGAATTTATTAGCGAGGGAAGAATTTCTGAGTTTTACAACGACGAGTTAAACCCCAAATTCTGGACTAAGAAGAAAAACCAAAAAGGTGAAACCGAATGGGTTTTAGATAGAAATGTCCGTAAGAAGCTATTAATCATAGCTAAAGATTTTTATTCAAAATTTGAAGATACGATTGGCAAGCCTAAGATTGTAGATATACAATTAACGGGTTCTTTGTCCAATTACAACTATACAAAGTATTCAGATCTTGATGTGCATGTCTTGGTCGACTTTGATAAAATAGACGCTCCTAAGAAGGTTTTAAAAAGTGCAATAGATGGTATTAGATTCGTTTGGAATCTAAGGCACGACATCAGAATCAGAGGTCATGAGGTTGAAACCTATATGCAGGATTCTGAAGAGCCGCATGTAGCAAGTGGACTTTATTCATTGATGGACGATGAATGGATTAAAAAACCAACATTCGATCCACCATCTGTTGACCCTGCAGACGTAGATAAAAAGTATGAAGGTATAGCATCGGATATAAATAAATTCGAGGAAAAATTGGTTAAGCAAAATACCACCCCTTCCAATGCCAAAGAGCTTTATGAGAAAGCTGGTAAATTAAAAGAAAAGATTATGAAAATGAGAAAAGAGGGTCTTCAGAAGGAAGGCGAATTCTCTGTGGGCAATCTTGCTTTTAAGAAGCTTAGGAATGAGGGATATATAGAGAAATTGATTGATACTATCAGTCAGGCTTACGATAAAATTTATTCAGAATAAGATGATATTATTATTCCCGTCAAAAGGCAGCATAACAGAGGGACAAGCCCTTCCGTTAATACAGGTTCCGTTAAACGCTATTAAAGGCGGAGAGGACGTCGAGCTAAATGATTTTCAATGGTGGGCTAAAACATCAGAATGGCAAGAATGGCTTAAAGCAAATCCAAGATCTTGGCAAGCTGAATCCGAAAATTTTGACGACTATCCGCACCATTCCGATTTTAGAAGGCTTTCTAATTATTCAGATTTCAAAAAACTACTTGAATCTGAAGAAATATATGAAGCGGATGATTCCACAGAATCAACACCAGAGCAGACAACTGCTATGCTAAAATTTATCCAAGCTAAGGAAAATCTTTCTAAAGCTGGAAAGATAGATCTTAGCGTTGATTTTGCTACTGTTAAGGATGGTGAGGAGCTAGCTTGGTTCCTTTCGCATACTGGATCTGATGGATCTGATATTTCCAATTCAGAAATGGCCTATAAGATATCTAAGAAGTATGCTTCAACAGGTCAATTCTCTATTTACGAACTAACTGAGATACAACCTATAGGTATAAAAGTTGACGATGGTACATTACTTCAACAAATATACGAGCAGACCCTAAAATGGGCTAAGGTAGCTTCAGTTGGAGCTGCTACAATCTTCGGCGGATATATTGCGATTAAATCCGTTGGCGGACTTATGAATCTTGTAGGATTAAATTCTAGAGTTGCAAAACTAGGCAGTAAAACAAAATCTACTAGAAAGCTAATCAATGTTAAGAATTTTCTAAAAACAGGAGCAAGCTCTGCTTTCAAGGGTCTAAAGAACACTGGAAAATTAATAGGAGGATTAGTTAAAGGAGTTGGCACAGGAGGTAAATGGGCTAGACAGGCATTTAAATTTTCTAAGGCAGCTAGCGCAGGAACTTCTAAAGCTGTGTCTAGAGGTGTTAGTGCATTTGCTAGAGGATTTGGTAAAAGTGCATCTAAAGCACTCCCTAAAACATTAGGAGAAGCTATTCCCGTTGTTGGATGGGTAATAGCAATAGGTGACATAGCACAACAAACATATAACTGGTTCTCAGGAAATCAAGCTCCAAGATTTGCTGAAATTGATACTTTTGCAAAAGATGTATTCGAGCCAGGTAAGATAGCACCAGGCGAGGTAATTACCGTGTGCTGGACACAAGAGGGATCTAATTCTAACTCTTGGGTGGGATTCCTTCCTATGTCAGCAGATGATACCAGAACAACAATGGAACTTGCAAAGATCGGTAATTTTTCGGGATCTGCACTCTTTATACTCATGAACATAGGATCTAAAGGGATGGGTACTGAGTTTGCAAAGAATGATGTAACATTTATACTTTTTCCAGAATCCTCAAAGTTTGAACACGGTTTTCTAGATAACGACGAACTTACCTTTAAGGTAGTTGGCGTACAGAATGCAAAGGAGTCAGCTATGTCCATGTTCTTCCACGGAACGTGCCCATGGGGTGAATTCTTGTCATCATATGATGGAGCATCTGCAACACTCGTAAATATAGATCCGGGCGCTCCTGCAGATTTTAAATTTAACTTTCTAACTGAAACCACTAGGGTTAATGTTAAGGGAACACTTGTTGAGCCTGATTTTGTTGATCTTCAAAACCCAGATTCGGGTCTTAATAAAATGGTAGGCAAAGCTTTTGACGAGACCTCACCCGAAATTGATAGTGACGAAAGCGGGGAAGAAACGGAGGAGGTATCTGATTCTCTTAAATATTCTGGCAAAGTTCTTTCATTCAACGAATTCAATAACCCTATCTTCGAAGCTACTGAAGAAAAGGAATCGATGGATATAGAATTGACTCCAGAGAATGTTGCAATCTATCGGGTCGTTGAAATCAATAACGCTGACGAAAACTCTAAAACCGAAACCCCTAAATTTGAATACTTTGTTATTCCAGCAGAATCTTCCACCTACAATGCTAGCGAAGGATCTGAAATAGATGTAGCATCTGATGAGATCTCTTTGGAAGACACAAGAATGGGATTTGCCCCAATAATACCTGCTGTTGAAAAAACAGAGATTGAACAGGATGAAGTTGAAGTGCAGGCAGCACCTTCTTTCGATGATACCCCAGAGGTTGAAGAGGTAACGTCTACAATAGTGGTACCTGAGGATGAGGTTAAATTCAAATACAAAGAAGATAAAGAAAAGGTTAAAGATATTAAGAGAGGTGGATTCAATCTCCTTAAATCTCTTACCACTGAGGAAGAAAGAGATGAGCTAGGAATAGGTAAATGGAATGAGATAGATGTTATAAAAGTGAAAGGTAATATCGAGGATAATAAACCTCGTATGATTAAACTTAGAGAAAAAGGTGAAGGCGGAACACTTATTCCTGACGGTGAAAAACTTAAATTCACACCTGCAGACGGTAATAAATACGACTTATCCCTCTCTATTTTCAACAGAATGAAAGATCGGGTGAAGAATCAATAAAAATTCTGAATCTGATTCGATATATAGTTGAACATCAAAATAAGTGTTTGTAGTGAATAACAATAGTCTAAACGAACAATTAGTATTTATCCTTGAAAAACAGGATTCTGTACTAGAAGCCAAAAAAGGATCTTCTGATGACGTAGTCCTTGCTGGAACTGCAGCTGTCTTTGGAGAAGAGAACAGTAATCATAGAATCTATGAAGAGTCTGAGTACTTGCCACATCTAGATTATTTGCAGGAAAAAATCAAGCAAAGAAGACTAGTAGGTGAACTTGATCATCCTGAAAAGTTTGATGTGTCTTTAAAGAACATCTCTCACGTAGTAGAATCTTTAGACTACGACAAAGAAAAAAGAAAACTTAACATCAAGGTAAGATTACTTGATACCCCAGCAGGTCAAATTGCTAAAAGCTTAGTTGAAGCAGGAATTCCTATTTCTATTTCTTCTAGAGCAGCTGGTAACGTTGGTCCTGATAAGAAGGTACAAATCAAGAAAATATTTACCTATGACCTTGTTGCTGATCCTGGATTCAAAAATGCACAGCTAGAAAGAGTTTACGAAAGTGCTGGATATAGCTATGATGAATTCCAAAATTTAAAGAAAGCAAGTGTAACTGATAGCTTACACCTAATTAACGAGAACTTTGGGTTAGGAAATGATTCAGCTACGAAGATATATAGCGTAGAAAACAACGAAGAGTTTTCTAAATTAATCGCACAAGATAAAATAAAAACAGCAAAAATGGATAACAACAAGGAATTCGTTACTGCAGAAGAGCTTAACAAATATTCAGTTTACCTGAAAGAGCAAATGAAAGCGATGAGGAATGAAATTTCCGAATTGAAATCTACAGCTCATACAGCTCCAACAGCAGTAGTTACGGAATCAAATCACGACACAGAGGTACACGGACGTGTTGCTAAATTGGAAAAGTATTGTGAATACTTGGCAGAAAGTCTAGATAACTCTATTAAATATGGCGAATATTTAGGTAAAAATCTTGATGATAGCATTGCTTATGCTAAGTATCTAGCTGAAAACCTAGATAAATCTATCGATTACCAAAAGTATTTGGCAGAAAACGTAGACAAGTCTATTAGCTACAGCGAGTACGTTGCAGAAAACGTTGATAAAAGCATTGAATACAGCAAATATCTTGCTGAAAAATTGGATAACAACATCTCTTATTCTGAGTATGTTGCAGAAAACGTAGATCAATCAATTTCTTATGCTGAGTATTTGGCTGAGAACGTTGATAAAGGTATTGCTTACTCTGAATATCTTGCAGAGAAAGTAAATCAAGGTATTTCTTACACCGAGTATGTTGCAGAGAATTTGAACAAAGGTATTTCTTACAGTGAGTACATTGCAGAGAATTTGAACAAAGGTTTAGCATATTCTGAGTATTTGGCAGAAAAATTAGATTCTTCTATCAAGTATTCTGAGTATATCGCAGAATCTGTTGCAACAGAAGAAGGAGAAGTTGCTCTAAACGAGCAAGCAAAAGATCAAGTTGAACTTGCAGCTGGTGCTGATTTAAACGAATCAGGATTTGCAGGTAACTACGAAGATCTTGGATTTAAAATTGACAAGCTAATCGAATCAGTTAATACACAGAAGACTGAAAGTTTGATAAAAGAAGCTGAATCTATAATTTCAGCAAATGCCGGGACACAAAAGGCGACGAATGAATCTCAAGAGGTTGAAGTAAACGAAAACTCTACAGGTTTAAAATTCATCGATGAAATGCCAGAGCAATTCCGTCCTATTTGGGAAGGTTTAAATGAAGGTCAAAAAGGATCTATCATCGCTCAAGCATCTCTTCGTAATTTAGACACTGACTATCAGATTAGAAATTTCTGGTCTACCCGTCAGCTTGGTGTAGAACCAATCGGATTACAAAAACTAAACGAGAACGCAGAGGCTCCAATAGCTGCACCTACTAAGCATGCTTATTCAAATTCTTATTTGGATCATGTAAGTAAAGAATTGGAGAAAAGATTTTCAAAATAAAAAAAACAAAAAAAAATCACATGAAACTCATTAACGAATCTGAGATTTATGATACCTGGTCACCGATCCTAGAATCTAAAACCGGTATTTCATCTCCCGAAAAAAAACAATGGTTGTCTAAATACTGCCATTATCACAGCTTAAACGAATCAGCTGGAGCTTACAACACCTTAGGTGCTTTAAATGGTATGGGCAATCCTGCACCTCCATTGTTCCCACAAATGGGCAGTTTTGCTGGATCTAATGCTAACGCAGGATTCTACAACAGCGCAAACTTTGGTACTGGTGACAAATTCCCATCATTGCTTCCTTTGGCTATTCAGGTTGCTGCTAAAACCGTTGGTTTTGACATCGTTCCTGTTATCCCAATGTCAGGTCCAACTGGCGTATTGTCATACCTTGACTACGTTTATGCTGGTGGTAAATTGAACCCTGGTCAGATCAGTGCATCTTCAACTTCTGCTGAAGCTTTGGCTGCTGCTCCTTCAATGATCAAAGTTGAATTATCTTCTGGTGCTTCTGCTTTGGTAGTTGGTACTACTTACTACATCACCTCAGCTACTTCAGCTGCTGCTTACATCACTACTGCTTTCGTTGGTTACTCACGTATCGATGGCTTCGCTATCTTCCGTATTACTGACATGACTCCAGGTGAAACAGTTGCTTCTACAGTTGCTTCTGGTACTAAAGTTGGTACTTCAGTAGATTCTACAACTGCTGGTGGTACTTGTGCTGGAACTGCACAATTGGTTAAAACTTTGGAAGATCACATTCAAGGTTTCTCTGGTGCTGGTTTCACAGACAATCAAGCATGGCAAGGTCCATACGTTGATGGTACTAAGACTTACAACCCAATGTTGAGAGGTGTAGCTGAATCTACATACTTTAACTCTCTTGGTTTGAATACTTTTACCAAATTCGTTGAGGCAGACACTTTCCAAGTAGCTGCATCTGTTACAACTGAGCAAATCCAAGATTTGAACAAGCAGTTTGGTATCGACGTAATCAGCATGATCGAAAATGCATTGGTTAACGAAGTATCTCAAGCTATCAACAAGCACATCTTAGCTCGTGCATTCGCTTTAGGATGGTCTAACTGTTACAGTTTCTTGTCTACAGAAGGACAAAACATGAACTTGAATTTGGTTATCGGCGGTACAGCTGGTTCTTACACAATTCCTTCATACGTAGGTAAAGCAGATGCTGCTTTGACTATGACTGGTGTTGCTGGACCATCTTCAGGAACTTACGAGAACTTGTCAACTCTACAACGTAGATTGTTCTCTCGTATCTTAGCTGCTGCTAATATCGTAGCTAACAGAGGTCGTCGTGGACCTGCTAACTTCATCGTTACTAACGCTAACATCGCTAGTGCTTTGCAAGATATCAGCCAATTCACTTTCGCTCCTTTCACCAACACATTGACTCAAAACAACGGTACTTTGTATCCTGTAGGTTCTTTGGCTGGTATGACTGTATACGTTGACCAGAACATGGCATTCAACGATACTCGTATCTTGGTTGGACGTAAAGGTGGTGATGACGAACCGGGTCTAAAATTCATGCCATATATGATGGCGGAATCTATCCAAACTATCAGTGAGGGTACGATGTCTCCGAAAATAGCGGTTAAGTCGCGTTATGCGTTAGTTGAAGCTGGTCACTTGCCTGAGACTATGTACTTCTGCTTTAACGTTAACTTGCCTGCTGGCGGAATTAACTAATCAGTAGATAATTTAATAATAGAAACCCCAAGCTTAAAACGCTTGGGGTTTTCTTTTTGGTAAATCTACCAGCCACTGAAAATAAATTTATTTTTTTCTGTAGAGAAATAAATATATATTTATAGCTAGAATAGAATCGGGCCATGAAGAAAAGAATAATACTACAATACTCGCTGGATGGAAATTTCATACGATCTCACGAAAGTGCAAAGGATGCAGCAAATTCGGTTGGTCTTGCATCACACGCAGGGATAGTGAATTGCTGTCAGGAAAAGCCTAATTCGATACAGACTAAAGGATTTATGTGGAAATATCAGGATTCAGGTGGGACTATACCAGAAGTAATAGATCCTGCAAGGAATAGAGGTGATGTTTTTAAGGAAACCTATGGAGTTGGCGGTGAGAAACATTCAGAATTTATAGAGAAGAGGAAAAAAACATCCAAAGAAAAATATGGTACAGATCACCATATGAAGAATGCGGATTTTAAGAAAAAATTTGATTCTATTATTATGGACAAATGGGG